TACTGTACTAGCAATACCACCTGTAAGTATCCTTTTCAAATAGAGAAGGCCTATACTTAAATCAGGAGGACAAACTAGATCATCATTTGAATTTCAACTATTGAAAAAGTTTCTAAACTTTTCGTAAGTTAAAAATCCAAATGATTGATCTAGTGCTAGCTCTAAGGTAATAATCTGTCTTTGTACAAACTTATTAACTTGAAAATAGAAAGTTTTATATTTTCTAGTTTTCTTGTTATAAATTGGTACAGAGATAGATTTATACAATTGATTCACCACAAAATTTACCAAAGAAGTTTGATAAAGAACTGGATTATTCTTAATTTTTATATAATCGTACAAAATTGAAAAAACAATTTGTGGATTTTTAAAATTAGAAATAATCCCCTTTAAAGGGATTCCAGTTAATTCTTTAACATGTTCAAAGGGTCTGATTCAACGTTTAGCAAATTCATAAGTATCTTTTGACTTATGAGTTTTCTGAACTGAGATCTCAACCCCTAAACCTTCCATCACTTCAATGTATGTTTCGGCAATGGCATCGTTTTTAATAACAATGTCGTCACCTAATATTATGTACTGATTGAATGATTTAAAACCATTTAATCTAGCACAAAAATATACAATGAAATGATGAGTTAAGGTAAATACCGCTCAAGATGAGTAAGTACCCATAGGTTGACCACAACTATATTTAAAGGTTTTAACATATTCCTTAGGAATATTACCTTTATTTAAGTGAAAGTCATCCTCTTGGATTCCAAATTCCCTTTCAGATAATAAAGTTCTTCAATTAGAACTTATATCTTTATTATAAATAAAAGATAGAAGTCTTTCTTGAAGACTGATTGGGAAACGATCTGTTGCGGCGGATAAATCAAGACTATAGAAATGTTCCCCATTATCTTTTCATTTATGGAAAGGTTTCTGAGTAAAAGTTCTGTCGCTATTAAATCCCTTCAAAAGAGATAACATATCTCTATGAATAGGTTTTAATATAATTTGAGTATAATAGTCAGAAATGGCTATAACTCTTAATTTAGCTTCAGGATCTTTTACAAAAGAAAGTTTTCCAATAAAAGGATAGTTGCTCTTCTCTTTAAGATGAGCAGCTATCTTAAATGAATCGATAAGGAAATCTTTTCCAAAATTATCTGTTAAGGATAGTAAGACTTTGATTTCATCTTGTGTATAAACATCAAGATTCATTAAAGCAGTCTTCGAAGCGGGACCTTGAGGTCCACCCTTCAAAGATATACTTACATCCTTAAGATCAAATTTTGGTAAAGGTAACTTTAATTTAAAATCTTTAACAAAGTCTAGAAGGTATTGATCAAATATATGAAAATCACATTTCTGTGGTTTTGTAATATTATCATAATTAGGTTTTACCTGTTTCCATTCAGATTCAGATAATTCCCAAGATCTTGAGAAATTTAAAATTGTTAAAACAGTTTTAATTCCAAAAGGTCCACCTTCATCGACTAAAGGTTTTAGAAAAAGTAATTTCTTTGGTCAACCATCTTTAGTTAAACCTATTCTCATATCATTTGTAAACAATGGGTAACCACATATGTACCGAGTACAATGTAGTCTCATTTGTTTATAATATTTTATGAGATAGATAATTTTCCAATTTTTCATTGACTTAAAAAGTCAAGATTGGAAAAATCTAAAGTTGGTTTTGATTGTATTCTCCGAGTTAGGAAATGCTCATAAAAGTAATCGTTTTAAAATACGAAAATGTAAATTTTTCATTTTTAAAGTGATTTGCTTTATAAAGCTTTCTTAATCATCAGAACACTTGGATGGGTTTCTTATATATGATAAGAGACCGTACAACCATTTTGATGTATTCTGGACATAGTCTATAGAAGCCATCTTTATGATGGGTATAGACAAAAGACTACTGAGAAACCCTTTATAGTTCTTTAAAAGGACTTCTTTGATGGAGTAATCACGAGTTCCTCAATCTTTCGATATTGGAACTGGATTATTGTGCAGTAGCACCAGTGAGGCCCAAAAGGCC